TACCCACAACAGTCCGATGATCTCTTCGGCGGCGTCGCCGGTGTCCGTGGTCTGGAAAATCTCCTGGTCGAGGACGCGAATCGGCTTGTCGTCGGCCGGCGTCAGCTCGAACAGGTCTGCGGCCACCGTGATTGCCGTAGGCGGCAGGTCAACCCAGTACTTGCGGCCGATGTCACACCTCCTTCACGGCCTCGCAGGCCGTACAATGCACCTCACCGGTCTCCGGATCTATGCCTAAAACGCCTCGGCCGTGCCGCCCGAGGGAAACCCTCACCCCGCGGGTCCCCCCGGGCAGCCCGGCGGCTTCAGCCTCGTCCGGCGGTATTAGCTCCAGCGTCGACCCGTCCGGGTAAACATGGCCGGTAGGCCGGACGGAGTAGGGCTTTGGCTCCCAGCGGTAGTCCTTGCCGTCCGGCCCGACGTGGGGGTTCTCGCAGTAACACCCTTGGCCGGGGCCGGCGGCCACCCGGCGAGCCTCATCTAGCGCGGCGATCAGTTCCTTCAGACGTGTCAGTCCAATCAGCATCGCATTACCTCGATAGTATCGCCGGGTTCGGCCGCGTCGGAAACGGGAAGCCGGTAAAGGAACCGCCGCCGAAATTGTCGATTCGGATCAACACGTCCGCAAGTTCCACCCCGATGAAGCCGCCGCCGGTTACGTCCGAGTCCGACCGCGTCCCAAGACTAACCCCAGTGCGGAATCCCTCCAGGTTGGTACCGATTCCCCGGATGCCGTACTCCTCTCCGGCAGTTATGTTACCACCCAGGTCGACGTCGGGGCCTAGTTGCGTCCATACCCCCGACGCCCGTTTCCAAAACTGAGCAACATCGTTAGCGGCGGCAACGGCTAGTATGTCTATCTCGTAATGATCGCTATCCCGGTCGGCAGCCGTTACCGTGCGGATTCGCAGGTTAACACTCGTTCCCACCGGCGGTACAACGGTTATCGTCGTAAAACACTCTTGGTTCGCTCCAAAACTGGTGTTCCAACTGCCGCCGCCTCCAGTCACCGCGTCGTCGGTGCCGCAGTTGTTGCCTTTGACTTCCAGTCCGTCGCCTAGGGATGTAACCCACTGCGCCGACGGCGGCGGCCCTTCGTCGGCACGACCAAAGTCGTCCAGTACTCTAGTTACGGGAAACGGCATTTAGGTTCACTGGCTTAGCGTTGAAAACAATCAATTTTCGCCGCTGTGGCCGGCGGCCTAATCCACCACGTCAGCGCCGCCCGTCGGTAGGCGCTCCTCGACCCGGTCCACCGTCTTCGGCGCCACCCGTCGGCCAGGTCGAACCGTGAAAATACCACCCTCCACGGCCACGATTCCAGCAGCCGTGGTTAAGAGGCGGAGCAGACCTGTGCCGGTCCAGCCGCTACCGTTAACCTCGGTCAACGTGTAGCCGACTGCCGTCAGGTAGGACCGCCAGCCGGGCCGTTCCCCGACAGGGATCAACGCCTCCCCAAGCGGCACGTGCCGGAAGTCGGCGTCGGCCCGGATCGTGGAGTGCAGGGCCGCCGGGGCATTAACCTTAACGACCAGGTAGTTGCCGAGGATTTCAGCCTCGTCCCAGGTCGGGTCGGTTGGACCGGGGCTAGGCGGCACCGACGGGATGTAACGCTTGATCGCCGGAGAACGGCCGACAGCGCCGCCAGGACCGGCGACAGTGTCGTAGGGGCAGACATACCAGGAGTGGATCATATGTACCTCTTGGATAGGTTAAGGGTGGCTAGGTCATCCGGTCAGTCGTTCACTAGTCTGTTTAAATCATCCGCGTCTTCGGGCCGTCGGGCGCGGCGAACTCCGGCTGTAAACTCGAAACCAGTTCGGTCGGCCCGCTCTCTTACATCCGAGGCGGTCGAAGCGAGCAGTCGCAGCAGCCGCGGCAGGTCCCATCCGGTACCGTCTATCTCGTCGCCGGTAAAACCGCGCGCCAGTAGGAATGCCCGTACTACCGGCCGCTGCGAGAGGGCCACCGTGTCGATACCGGCGGCGGCTACCCTGCGGAACTCCGGGTCGCCGTCGAGCTGCGCTAACACTACCAGCGGGGCGTTCACCTTCACCAAAGAATAGTTACCCAACGTTTCCAGCTCACGCCACACCGCCCCGGCCGCGTTCGGCGTCCGCGGAATATACCGAGCCACGGCGCAACGCCGGCCGACGGCGCCACCTGGTTTGGTAACCACGTCGTAGGGGCAGACGTACCAGACGCCCGGCATTATTTCGGTTCCTCCACGAGACTCTCTAAATGCTGGGCGGCGTCCTCGGTCTTGCCCGAGAGGACTCGCTTCGCCCAAGCCCCCAGGCGGTTCAGTTTGTCGCGCCGCTCCTTACAACCGCACGGGCGGCCGAGCCACTTGCTCACGCGCTCGTCCGTGATGCCGATGGCGGATAGGGCGGATTCGACGGTGTCACCCAGACCCTTCTTGGCCGGGCTTGCCTTCGGCCGTTGCGACAACCTCGGTACGGAACTCGAACGACGCTCGTAAACCACTAGAGCGTCCCAAATAGCCCTGTACCTTTCGTCGTTAAGATAGAGCCAACACACGCGGCATTGCGCGCGATTCCATGGCACCCCCTCTGTCGCCTGTGGTTGCTCGTGTTGCTTAACGCAAGGTCTAGGCATAGGTCTACGCCGTAACAATTACCTCTAAATCTGCCGCGGCACTTTCACAACAATAAGGGGTGGGCAAGCCGGTGCGAAATCCCTCGTTAGTCATCAGAAACCGAGCGTAAGGAGGTGGACAAGAACATCCGGGTTCGGCTGACACTTCGGGGAACATGTCATAACATTGGGTCCCTCCTCCAGCAGCCATAATTCGCATTGTCATTTTGCTACATCCGGACCTCAACTCGTAGAAGCGAAACTCGAACCTCCAAACGGCCCGGTCTGGCAGTGGGGCTCCGGGGCAAGTGGTAACCTCCAATTCCCGTTCCCACATACAGGTCGGCGACCCGAAACCGCCGTCGAATAGTGTAAAACTGCCGCTCAGACACGAACACCCGTTTAAGTTAATTACCGTCGCCGTTAGAGTTGGGTAATCGTTGCGCAGTAGACCGCAGTCACAAGCTAAGTCAGGTCCGCACGCTTGTACCACTACGTTGACGAAACAGCCGGCGCAGGGGCCGCAATCAGTCGGCGGGAACGGCACACCGATCAGTTCGGTCTGAAATTCTACCCGGAGGGGGGCGCAAGTAGATGACACCAGGGTCCACGTTTGGTCGATACGCTCGACCGCGTAGCCGAGTACTCCACAGCCGTAATCGCAATACGTCTGGTCCGGAGATTCTAGGAAGAAACGGACTACCCCGGTGTCCCTGTGTTGACGGCACTGGAAGTAAAGTTTGAAAAACGTCCACGGCCTGAGACTTAGAAACCCAGCCGGGTCACAAACAAGAACCCCTTCCGTATTGGTCCACTGGAATACGTCCTCGTTTGTCCGCTCGTCCACGTAGCAGCGGTCGAAGGTCAAGTAGACAAAGCCGCCGGTGCCCGTGCCGGCGCAGGTCGGGTCCGGACCGGCACAGGTGTCCGTCACGACCGACAGGCAGAGTTCGCACGGCAGGCAGTCGGTACAGCACGGCACCCGGACCAGTTCTTCCGGCGGGCACTCGATCAGGATCTGTCCCCCAGTCCCGGTGCCGCTCTGGTCCTCCGGTCCGGTCCCCGTCCCCGTCTGGACGCGGTCGGGCTCACAACAAACGCAATTGCCACACGGACAACAACAACTATTTACGATTAGTCCCAAGGTGCATCAGCCCTCATTCATTACACGACGGTTACTAGCCAACCTCTGTCAAAAGTAGCCACGTGAATAACTCCGTCGTCACCGCAGTAGTTAATTGTTCCGGAGAACAGGTCAGGTTTAATCTCGGCTACTCCCGGGTCCGGTTCGGTAATTTCCCAGTATTCGCGCGGGGAGAAGCGGAATGTGTGAATATGGGGTCCAATCCGACTCGACCCTGTCTCCCGCTCCACCCAAATCTTCCTCTCCGAGAAGGCGTACACCGGTACCCCGTCGATCTCCCCCGTCTTCTTGCATGGGCCGAAGATCTTGTCCATCTCCACCTTTTCCAGCTTATTTGCCTCATAGAACCAGACGTCCTCTTCCGGATCCGTTATCTCTAGGCTGCCGTCGTCCTGCTCCTCCATCAAGACGGCGTCGTAGTAGCCGTCTACCCCTTCCTCTTCCTGAACCTTGACGAACCGTAGCGGCTCACCGGCGCCACCAGTCACTGCAATCCAGCTGCCAAACTTTTCCCGCACTACCAATACCCACGAGGAACCGGCGATGTCCGACTCGGTAAGGTTGCGTACCCACTTCCGTAGACCCTCGACCTGTAGAAGTACGGCGGTCTCGCTGCTGTCCGAGGACGGGCTGAGCTTGTAGATATTGCATTGCGCCACCCCCGGGTAACTCGTACTCGATTCCACGTCTAGCGCCGGGATGCCCCCGGACGGCGTTTTAGCCACATACACTTCCGGTGCCTGGTGGTCGTCCACGGTCGTGTCCGGCCGGCCCTCCGGGTTGCGCCGGCTGCCTTGAACCCGGTCGAGCAAGCCGCGTAGAGCTTTAACGTCGCGCTCGCTGAGGGTTAATAGTTTCGGCATCTGTAGCCCGCTATTTGACTAACCTGCGGTTACTCCCCCTTCGACCAAACCAGTCGTTAAGCCTGAAACGCCTCTACTAAGAGTCCGCCTTCGCCGCCGCCAAACACCTTGGCCCACAGTTGGTTTGTCGCCTCTGTAGTCCCCGTCCCGGTCCCCAGCTCTTCACCGAAGTTGCGCGACAGCCGGAGCACGTAATACTCGCCAGGCAGTAGTTCCAGTATCGGGAAGTACACCCCGCGTTCCGCGTCGTAGATACCAATCTCGATATAGCCGACCGTGTCTAAACTCTTTATGTGGACGAGTCCGGGGCTGTTGAGCGCTGATAGGTTGATGACGGTGCCCAAGTTCGACACCGTGATAGCGCCGGGGGTCGGCCCGAACGCGGTACCGTCGACGTTGGCGTTGTAGGACGTCGAGCCGCCACCCGACTGGTAGTCGACGTTTCCCTTACGATACTTTAGGCTGATCCGTAGCGTCGCTTCATTGGCCACCAGCCGACCTCCTGGGAGAACTAGGTGGGGAACACCGACACCGTGATTCTTGACTCGCCCATACGGCAACGTAGACGTAAGGTCGCTAAGTCGACCGGCTCCAGTCGCACCGACTCGCCCGGCCGTACCAGTGCAAACGGCTGGATGTAGCCCGGCTTCAAGTTTTCTATCGCCTGGTTTAGAGCCGGACTGCTGGTACTCGGCCCGACGACGGCCATCCCGACCTCTAACACCTTCGCTTCGGCGGCGGCCCGCTCCTCTGCCGTAGGTTGGGCGGCCCAACGTACCTTTTCGTTCGTGATCAGCAACATCCCGGCTTCCTTGAGCCAACCGTCCGGCAGCGGTTGCCAACTCTCCCCAACCGTCGCCTTGCGCACGTAACACTGTTCAGTTGTAGCCAGCCAGCGGCTGCACGGTCCACCGGCAACCGTCGGCTGACTACCATCGGCTGGGAAGTGACTGACCGTACAGGTGACTAGCAGGCGGTCTTTCGAGCCGGCCCATGACGACGAGCCAGGCGTTAGCGGAGACAACGCGCTATCGTTACCTGACTGTTCTTTGGTTGAGTTGAACCATTCCTCTTCGTTCAGAGGCGGCGCTTTTTCCACCAAATGTCGTATACGCCGGTCACCCCGAGCCAACATATCTCTGGCCGACCCACGTTCTGGTAGGCCGTCAGAAGAGTCATAAGAATTACCGTGATAGTCCATAACGGTTCGTTACCTCTCGAATGCTCCAACGAACACTGCTCCGGTACTGCCGCCGTAGGATTTGACGCGCAGCTGATTGGTGGCTGGCGTCGTACCCGTGCCAGTACCGAACTCCTCCATGAAGTTGCGAGAAAATCGGAAGACCGTTCCTTCTCCCGGTAGCAGCTCCCCGAACGGGAAGTACACCCCGCGTTCCGTGTCGTAGATACCGTATTCAACGTAGCCGGCCGTGTCCTGGTTATAAATATGGACCAGGCCGGGGTCCGTTAGGCCGCTCAGGTCTACTAAGGTCCCGGCCGTGTCGTTCTGGGAGGCGATTACCGTGCCGGGGTTGGGGCCGCGCGTGCCGGTCACCGTAGCCGTAAAGGCGCTCTGCCCGCGGTAGTTGAGCAGAGTGGTAACCCCGTCCTGTTTACGGATTGACAGCTCAGAGCGGACTGTTGCTTCGTTTGCCACCCACTGCTCCTAGTACCCCAGGAAGATGGTGCTTATATCACGCAGAAACACGGTTAGGTCACTTTGGTAATACTTCTGGATAAGGACTCCACCAGCCAGCGCCTCGGACGCGGCTGGAGCCCCGGCACCGTTAAGGACCGCCCTAGTGTTTTCCCCATACCAGTCTTTGTAACGAACAAAGTCACGGGGGTCAAAAACACTTACCCCGGAGGCGGCTACGTATTCTCCGTAAGTAGCGCTGGCTAGATCATAATCCCACTCCCCACGGATTACCTTCGTTCCCTCGTCCAACACAATCCGATCAAACCCTCCGTAAAGCCCCAGCAACGGATGGGTCTGCGGGTAGCGGATGTCAAACTCCAACCGGCGCGTGTAATAATAAAAGCAGAGGCCGTAGAACTTCCGATCCCAACTGACATTACTGAGTTTTACACATCGCACCGGTAGTCCCCACATTGGAAAACTATTAACCGTATCGAGCATTGAGAAAAATATTTCAGTAAGGAACGGCCAGCCAAGCCACGGTACGTTCTGTTCAATCGTCACTGTCGGCCGGTTAGAATCGAACTCAACTTGAGGACCGCGGATCCGCTCCCAGGCGCTGTTGACGATAGGCAGCCCTAGGTAATCGGTAGTAGCCTCCTCGTTATACTTGGTAAACGAGCCGGACACGCGGTCAGGCTCTGAGATCGGGTCCTCGAAATCCAACTCGCTACACCGTTGGTTAGCCGGCGGGCGGGTGCTGAACAGGTTTTCGACAGCCCACCAGTTGTGTTTATCTCCCTTTTTGTGCTGGTGTTGCTTGATCCGAGTTTCCGGTTGACAGAAGGCAAACAGATCTACCTCGCCGTCCACGACCCAAACGGCCCCCGGCAGCGGTAGACCTGGGGTTCTCAGTACATTACCCGGCCCGTCGGTTGTATCTGCACGGACCAGGTGTTCAATCTTGTAGTTACGATGGCCGTCTTTGTCGCGCTCCATTTCCCAAGAGATCTGACGGCCGCGGGTCGTAGCGCCAACGTCCGGCCAAAGTACGGTTGCCATATTGGGCTTCAGGCCACGAGGGCCGCCTCCTCCACCTCGATCTGAGGTCGGTCGAGCTGCTTCTGGGCGATGTCCTTAATGCCGCGCAGTAGGTCGATCATATGATCCTGTTTTATTTCGGGCCGACCGCCGGCGTCGCGGATGCGCTTCTCGATCTCGGCGTCACCCGGCTTACGGTCCGTTAATTTCGGACCCCTTCGGTCTTCCGGTTCAAGGAATTTGCGAATTCGCTCCATGGCGTCGGCGCTACCGAATAGAGCAGCGTCGAAATTACCGACCTCGGTCTTCACCCCCTTCACAGACTCTTGGGTTTTATCGTAATTCTCCTGGAGCTGCTGCAACTTACGGTCGTAAAGTTCCTGGTCGATCGCCCCCTCTTCAAGGAGGTAATTCAGGTACTGAAGTTCTCCGTCGAACTCCTCGATCGGGCGGCGCGTCTCCTTCCAAACCCGCATACCCTCTTGTTGGAGGTGTTTTTGGGTCTCTAAGTTGTCGAGCACCTTGGCCCATTCCCGAGCCTCGGCCAGTTTCTTCGTGTCCTCCCAAGTCCCTTCCAACTCTTTCCGGTAGATCTGCGCCCAGTGGGCGGCCATGCCGTAGGTGAGCGCCTGGTCTTCCAGCGAGGTGGTTAAGTCGTCTACACTCTTCTGGAAAGACTCCGCCTCCCCGCGCTGCTCGATCATCTCCAGCTTCTGCCGGGCGTTGTCCAAGGCGCCGGCGGCAGCCTGGGACTCTAACTCGATGATCTTGAGCATATTTCCGGTCGCCCCCCAGGTGGCTAACTGCTGATCCAAAGAAGCTTCCAGGTCTTTGACCGCCTTTTCAATCTGTCGGGCTTCCTCGGATGGTTTGAGCTTGGCTTGTTCGTCGGTTAGAGCCTTAACCCGGGCGCGGCGAGCTTCCAAAATCTGATTCGCCTCCCGGAGGGACGTATTCGCCAACTCTACTTCTTTACTGCCGAATACGTTACTGATCTTCTGACCGTACAAGTCAAGCTTATCAGCGGCAGGTAGCTTGAGAAAATCCCGGCTGAACAAGTCGGTCCCTTGGAGTCTTTTAATCTCGTTCTGGGCCGCGTTGACGACGGACTTGTACTGCTCGACCTCCTTCGCGGCCTGCTTGCGGGCCTCCTCCAGTGCGGTGCGCCGCTCCTCAGTCCCCAGCTGAGTCGGCCCGAGTTTCTCCAAAAGTCGCCCGGTCTCGGCTTGAATGCGCTCGACATGCCCTTGCGTCAGTCTGGCGCCTTCTTCGAGCGACCGATTAAAGGCGTCGTTCTTGGAGCGGGCGCCGGACAACGCCTCCCCGATTTTGAAGCCGGCGTAAGCCACCGCCGCGGCCGCGGCGACCCATAAACCGAAGCGGACGACCGAGTTGTTCAAGGCCCCCTGGAATGACATCAAGGCGGCCTGAGCCATACTCGTGGACGCGCTGAACTGGTCGAGTACCCGCATCGTGGCGATCGTGAGGATGACGCCGCGGATCGTGTTCCCCGTACTGACGAGCACCCCGCCCAGGATCGACCAGGCCAAAGACAGGCCGGTAATGCCGGCGACTGCGATCGAAGCCACCGACACCACGGCCTTGAGGGACTCGGGGAGAGCTTGAAACCCCTCCATCGCTGATTTGGACGCCGTCGATACTGCCTGCATCGCGTCCTTCAGGTGTAGCAACTCCGCCAGGTCTTTGCCGACGGCTCGGAGGAAGGTGTTCACGTCGTCGGTCATCGTCGAGAAGAGGCCGGATAGACTCCTCGACTGTTTGTCCATCAAGCCGAAGAACTGACCGCCGGGGCCGGACATGGCCTGGAACGCTTTTTCGATCTCGGCGAAGCCGATCAGGCCGTCCTGAACCATGTCGCGGACTTCGGTATTAGTTTTGTCGAGTTGTTTCTCCAGCTGTTTCCAGATCGGGATACCGCGCATGGCGAACTGGTTAATGTCCACCGTCATCGCCCGACCTTGGCTCTTGAGCGTACCATACAAGTAGATGAGAGAGCCAAGCGGGATTTGGAGACCGGCCGAAACGTCGCCGAGCATGCGCATCGTCGGCACGATACTTTCGGCGTCTTGACCGAAGGCGATCATCTGCTTCGAGGCGGCGACGATTTCGGGCATCTCGAACGGCGTTTCGGCCGCGAAACGGGCTAGATCCTTCAAGGTTTTCTGGGCCAGCTCGGCGTTGCCGGTCAACACCTCGAAGGCGATTTCCATCGACTCCATCTGGGCGGCCAGCTGCACGCCCTTGAAGGCGCCGCCGACGAGGGAGAAGACGCCGAGAAGCGGCGTCAAGGCGCCCATTGCCTGGAGGGCGAAGCGTTTCATGCCGAAGCCGAAGGTGTTCACCTTGTTGGCGTAATTCTCGATCTGGTCGGCAGCGCCCAGCGTGCGGTCAACGGCGCGCTTTAGCATCTCCTGGTAGTCGGACGAGTCTCCGACCAAGCGTACTACCAGTCTTTCGATTTCGGTTTCCAACTCTACGCCCTACGTTTGTCGAATATTGGCAGTCACGAGGGTAAGCTCACTCGCTTTACGGACCCGGACGCCGGCCTTACCGAACATCCCCAACCAATCCGTCTTAGCTTGTTTCGTAACCTCGTCACGGCTTATAGAAGATCGAGTCGATCTTCGATCACCGCCGTGCTCGCCACGGCCGGAACCGGCGTCGAAGCGGAACGTTAGCTCGAAGTGTTCCGTCTTCACGTTACGCGGATGTTTCACGTTCCCTCGCCGCACTTCAGCGGCCACGGCCATCAAGTAGTGGTCCGTCCGGCTTGGCTCGTTCCACTGGAGCTTGTCCCACTCCGCCCAGACCCGGTACTGCCGGTGCGTCAGCGGCCCCGGCCAGCCCATCAGCTCGTACAGGGGGCGGCCGGTCTGTGCCGCTAGACGGAGGTGTCCGCCGTAGCGGCGGGCGAGTTTTTTGCCGCACCCTCCGCAGTCTCGGCCTCGCCGGATTCCAAAGCGGCCAGCCGCTGGCGGTCGGCGGCGATCCGGCGCCGTAAAGCGGTCGGGTCGTCTTCCTCCTGAAGCCCGCCGATCTCCTTAGCCCGCTCGAACAGGGGCCTGACGACTCGCGCCGGCCAGCCTTTAACCTGGTTAAGGGTCACCGGCCGGCGCCTGGTCTCGCCCTGGTGGTCGTACAACTCGAACAGGCACAAGGAAACGAGCAGCGGCTCCACGTCCGCTATAGGTCCGCTCAAGCCGACCATGCGGCCGTTCTCGAAGCGGGCGCAGCCGGTAGTATGGTTGCGGTATTTGCAGGCGGCGTCTTCGCTCGCCTCCACGAGGACGTAACGCTTACCTCCCATCCGGACCGGCACCTCGATCGGCGCCAAGTCCTCGAACACCATCTCAGCGTATTTCACCTGACCGTTCGTCTCGGACATGTCTGCTCCGTTGTCGTTCTTATACACCACCGGCCACTCCCCCTACCGCCGTACCCGGCCGCGGAGATCAGCTTAGGTACTTTCAGCCGAATAGAGGACCGGGGCCTCTTCGGCGCCGGTGGTCGGGTCGGCGTTGGTCGGCACGATTGTCACCGTCGCAGTAGGAAACGTCCCCTCCTCCAGGGCACCGGGCTGGAAGTTCCGCATGAAGCCGTAGAAAGCCAGCGTACTGGTGTCCGGGAAGAGGACGGTGATAGTCGTCTCGACGTTCAGCAAGGCGAGCAACTCATCGTACGCCTTCGGGTCGTAACCACACTCCATCTGGAACTCGGTCATCGTGATCAACGCCCGCGGTGCCATCGACCGCCAGCGGTCGTTGTGCATCGTCGTCGTATCGATCGGGTCGCCGCCCTCCAATCCGGGCGGCGTGATTGACCGTTCCCACAGCCGGACGTTCGTATCGGCGGCTAGGGTGACGAGGGTGCGGTAACCGTCCGTCAGCCTAATGCCCGTCGGGTCGACGCGGGCGGTCGGTGTTGGAGCTGCCATAGGTCTTTCCTCCCGTCTGGTCCTATAATTGTTTAATCGCCGCCAGCGCGTTCACCGTGTAGACGCTACGCTTACTCGTAGGCACCGTCTTCCCCAGCCGGATCACCCCGCCGTGATGGACGGCGTGGACCTCGTAGTCAACCGAGCCGACGCGGACGACGTCCTGGTACTGATTGTCGAAGGCCGTCGCCACGCCGTTCGCCTTTGCCCACGCTTGGGTCTTCGTCGCCGCCCGGACGCGGACCTGGACGCCGTAGTGCTGCTGGGTTTCACCGTCCGGGTGCGTCCGGCCGTGGACGCGCGGCGCCGTGTCGTAGACGGTCAGCACGTCGTCCGGCTGGTCCGGCTCGGAGTCGTCGTACACCGGCCAGGCTCCCAACGTCGCCAGCGTCGGATCCGTCCCCACCCCCAACTGGACTAGTAACCAGCGGATAACGTCGGCCGGGGAGTGGGCTAGGCTGCCGGCCATTAGTTGTTACCCCCGGTCACCGGTTGTTGGTCTGTCGGTGGCGTTACACCTGACCCGTTCCCGGGAGGGGTACGATCCAATTGCGTCCTGATCCGGCGGCGGTATTCCTCAGCGCTCTCTGGTCGATGTAGCGGCGGGTCGAACATCGTCCGCCGGCGCTGTGGACCTTCTACCTCACCGGCCGAGGGGATAATCGGCGGCGCCGATGGAGTCTCTACTCCGGTGTGTCTCTTTTGCGCGGCACCGACGATTAGATAAACGGCGATGACGAGACTCAACAAACCGGCGGCGAGGAAGAAGCCGGCAACGATAACAACTAAATCAGTCATCGCAATCGTCTCCGCGGCGGTCTCGACCCCGGTTCAACACCCGTTCGGCCGTGTTCACCAGCCAGCGACCGGCGCCTAAGACGCCCAACGCCACTAGTAGTAACCCACTCAGATAGGCGGCACCGTAAACAACTTCCGGGACCATGTTACGTAGCGTCCTCTATCTTGACGAAACCAGACGACTTCAGGAAGCCGGTGTCGACTGGCACCAACGGCCGGCTAACGTTAAGCAAGTAGCCGCCGGCTAGAGCCAATGCCTGCGCCATACTGCGGCCGGCCCGAACGGCGTTCTCCACCAACTTAGCCATCGTGCGGGCATTCTCTCGTGCCGGCTGCTCCAGGTACTTCGCCTGACCGACCAGGTGGAACATCTCCAAGTCTTCGTGGACGTAGACGGCATAGGGGGCAGCGTAGCCAACCACCAACCGGACGCGACGGCCATGTTTGATAGCCATCCGGCGGAATACCGCCTGAACCGCGTCCACCCCTTCGACCTTTGCTCTGAATCCTGGCATCGCTACACTCTACGAAACTTGAAATCCTACGGCTCGTCTTGACGTTTGAGAGGCCAGTTGTCCACGTCCGGCGTCAGTGTACCCGGCTTAAGGATCGGGACGCTGAAAACTGTATCGCTGCCGCGGAGCAGCGTCCCGTAACGCTCGTAAGCGCCGGCGCGACCGTGACAACCGTTGCAGCGGCCGGCGGGGACGGGTCGGCCGTCAGAGGTCTGCGACAACGGGTCGAGGCCGCCACCCGGCTTCGGGTAGATCGTCCCCGGCCCCTTGTAGTCGGGGGGCCGATTGGTCGGATCCTCCCACAATATCTTGGCGTCCCAGCCGTCCGGGCCGGGCTTGACCTTCTCGCGGGTCCGCAGCTCGAACGGCTTACCCCGATAAAGCAGCAGGTCTGCCGTCACCGTACCGACGGGAAACTCCCAGGCCACGCGCGGCAGGGGCCGACGCGCGCCGGCTTCGATCCGTTCAACCCACCAGCGAATATGCCGGTCGCGGGGGACGGAGATGGATTTTTGGCTTTGCCACGACTTAGCACGTGGATCCATACCTCCGGATACACGCCACGGGAAGGCGCGGTTGGGGTTGAACACCGTGGGGGCGTTGAGATAGACGTCGTCGGTGTTCTCGTGGATGGCTGCATGGTCGTCCCGACCGTCCGTAATAACCGTCCGTTGAGACCACACGGCCGGCCGGTAGGAGCGCAGGTCCGCGGGAGCTGGCAGCACCGCCGGCCATAGGTCCTTTAACCCGTCCCGCCCTTCCGCCCGCGCCGACGCCGGCAGTACGGCCTCCCAGACTAACAGACCGAGCAGCAACCCATTTGCTAACTTTCGTCCCATCCGTAGACTCCCTAACATTTAGGATTTAGTCGCCCGTTAAACTCCGCCGGCGCCTTACGACTGTGCTGCCGGCTGGTCGCGGAAGTACATCAGTCCGACCGTCCGCGCCGCCACCCGACCCTTGATGTCTAACGCCTCGTTGTAAGCCTTCACGTACATCAGCCCGCTGTCCTCATCGCCCGAGCCGGTCCCTAGCCAGTCTTCCAGGGCGCCGAGCCACATCTGGCTACCTTCCGGGACCTCCTGTTCCACCTCGGCGGTAGCATCTACGGCCACCGCCGTGCCCGAAGAATCCAGCACCTCCGACCGGCCGAACACCCAGCGGACGTCAATTTCTACAGGAGCATTAACCTTGGCCTCGCCGTAGGCGTCCACCAGCTTCCGGCCGCGGACCGTCTGGGCGGTCCACAGCACGGCCTTCTGGTGATGCCAAACTAGTCCTGGCGGTGGCACTTAGTCTGCCTCCGGCTTAGGCTCGACGATGAAGCTGACATAACGGCTCACTTTTCCCCTAGTCTCTATCGACGTAGTCGGTCTGCTGACTCGGAGGCAGTCCCAGCCAGAAGGCGCCGACCGAACCGGCCGCCGGCGGATCCTCCGACTCCTTCTCGATCTCGGCCAGGCAGCCGCTCTTGTCGAGCCGTATCGCCATTTGGCCGTAGAAGGTGGCGTTGAGCCCCATGTCGGTCCGGCCCTGAAAGCCGCCGCTGGCCTGGAGCGTACTGCTGTTGGAGTACCCTAGGTCCGGGCCGGCCTGGTAAAAATGGGCACTTAGCCAGCGCTCGATCACCTCCAACTCGGCGGCTGTGAAGGTAATCGCCGGGTCGCGGGTAGCGGCACACTCCACCACCTGGTCGACGATCATGGCCGCCGCCTCCAGGAACGGGTACAGTTCCGTCCCGCGATTGGAGTCGTAGTTGCGGACCAGGATGCCTTTGACGGCGACCTCGGTTGTGCGTACCGCCAACTTTACCTCCGGCTAATAACGCCGGGACCGCTGGCGGGCGGAGGCAAGCACGAGCCCTACCCGCCCCGGCCCGGCAATACGGCCCTACCTCTTCCGCGGCTGTCCCTGACCTTGCCCGGACTGCTGGGCACCCTGACCGGACTGGCCTTGAGGTTGAGTATGAGACTGTTGCTGTGGAGCCGGCGCCGGTTGGTTGGTCTTGACCCCCAAGTGGACCTTTAGCGCGGCGGCCAGGGCCTCCTTGCCGGTTAGGCCGCGGATGTCCACCTCCTCGTCGGCCGCGACCTTCCGCAACTGGTCTTCGGTCAGGTCGTCTAGCGGGTAGTCGATTGCCGGCGGCATCCGCGGCTGGGCAGGCGGCGTCCGCATCGCGCCCTTGTCGACCGGATCGGCGCCGGCGGTGGTTGTCGATTGGGATCTAAGCTGCTGATTGGCTTGAACCCGCAGGCCGGCGGCGCGCAGCAGCTCCTGAACCTCGGGCGGGGCGCCGCGTAGATAGTCTTCCACAGCCGGAGTCAGTTTAACTTCTTCTATCAGCTCGAACTTGACCGCATTGGGCCGATTGAAACGGGTTACCAGGTCGTGGCGACTGGTGAACGTCTGGCCGCGGCGATAGGTAACGTTCCGGGTCTGGGGCCGGCCGGTCAAATCGTCGAGTATCGGGTTGCCGGCCTCGTCCAGCACCGGCTCCTTTTGGGTATGTCGGCCGGCCAGCAACCGGTAACGACGGCCGGGGGCTTGGGGTCTTGCCGTCTGGTGTGCCGGCGCTGCCGAGGCGGCGGTAGCTACTGCGGTGGACATTCGTCCGCCTTTCTGAGTGCAGGTGGGTCGTGTCGGGTCGTAAAACGCGCCCCGGTTGGACGACCACCCTAGGTTGGGTCTACTCCTTCAGTACGTTTGAGGGGGTGCCGCTCCGGGCACCTTCCAGGGTTGCGGTGACGCGCGGCGGGCCGCTGGCAACGGTCGGCGTGCGGGTGCCGGACGCCGGCCTGCTCGCAGGTTCGATTTTAGTCTTGCTGCCGGGAGCGACCCTCTTGCGGGCGGCTGCGTCTTTGGCCACCTGTGCCTCGAAGGCGGCCGGTGTGGTTTGTTCCAATACGGCACCCGTGGTTCGCTGAATACCGGACGATACCTGACCGCCGGGCGCGGCTGGCGCCTTGGGTTCGGCGGACGGTGCTACGGCGACGCCGCGCATCTGGGCGTCGCGTAGAGTCCACTCGGGGTTCTCGTCCAGAAGTTGAAACTTGATAGCGCCCGGCGCGTTCAATTTGTGAAGCGCCGACTCGCTGAAAAACACGTCACCCCTCTGGTACGTCTTCGACTCCCTTTTCGGCGTCCCGTCGTTGTTCGGCACGGGACGGCCGCGTAAGTCCAGTACGTCTTCTTTCTGTTGGTGTCTGCCGGCCAGTAATTTGTAGCGGAACATTGAAACATCCTTTCAGAAAGTTAGCGAACGATAAGATCGCCCGGATCCCGCCGGCTTACTCGTCGCCCCCTAGCCCCTGACGAGCGTAGACCTTTCTAGCCAACCCCAGGTTGTCCTGCGCCGCCCGTTCCTCGACTTCCGCCAACTCGCGCAGCGTTGGCACCTCGGGCCGGGCGCCGTTCGTCGGCTCGACGTCCAAGCCGAAGAGGTCTAGGGCGACAGCACGCCAGAGCCGGGCTGCGGCGGCGTTATCAGCGGACGCCTTTCGCAACCGGGTTTCAGCTGAAGTCTTAGCCGCAGCTGCTTCTCCAGGAGCCCCCGCCTTGATGTCCCGTCGAACTTCTCGGCCCGTAGCCGCGACGACCCCGATTACCGGCGCCGGAGGCGGATCACCAAAGTTTATCGCCGTCGGTTTTTCCAAAATAAACCTCGATTTCGTCTACCTAGCCTGTTGTAAGGCTTAGAACGGCCCACACGGGGCCGCTGAGAACTAGTTTCAGCAACCCCTCCCGGCGCGGCCGGGGCCGGAGACCGGACCCCCTCCGAGCGGACGTGCGGATCCGAACGGAGCACGAGCGGGGAGCAGGTAATCCACCCGCGGGCCTCCGGGAGGGAGAACGTAAATGCCGACGTCGTTACGGTTAGAGGCTCGATCGGTCGGAGCGGTCCGGTTATTACCGTCACTGTAGCCCGCGCTGTAAAATCTGCTCAGAACCATCTCTGCCGTCGCGTAACCGTCCATGGTGCCGATCCGGTGTAGCCAGCCGCGGCCGTCCGGGACGGCCAGGACGGCGCCAGAGGATGAGACGCCGGGGAACGACTCCACCCGACACGACAGCCAGGTCGAGCTGCCGTCGGGTTCCTGGCCGACCCAGACGACGAGGCGGCGATTGGTGCGCACGGCTTCGGTGGCGGCGTCCAGGTACAGCTGCCAGTTGCCGGTCTTAGCGGACGGTACGGTTACAAGCGGTGGCACAACCGGCGGTGCGGTCGGCGCGGATGCGGACTGCGGGAACGCTGCCGTCAGGGCTAGGAGGGCCGACGCCTCGTTGGCCGAGTCAGTATTGCCGCACAGGGCGACGAGCACTACCGCGCTAAACATGGGATACTCACTCGTGTGACTGTTGCCGTACCGGATGCACGAACCTACTTGAGTTCTTCCTTGACGCCCAACTCGCCGCATTCGGCACACGCCCGCGCGTACGACGACGCAGCCAATGCCAGTGCGGCGCGATTCGACCTGCCCGCCGCCTTCGCCGTAAAGAAAGCACTCACCGGTCCGTCGAACCCGGCCTTGGTAGCGCTGTTCTCGGCGTCGAACAGCGACTTCAGAAGAGGCAGCAATGCCGTGATGATTGCGACGATATCCATACTCAACTCTCTCCGAATGAACTTCTCTTTGGTTGACTCTTGCTAAGACCAAGGAAAGACGCGACTGACTCGCGTGCTGACTACCTGTGGGACGCCTCCAGTGTCGTCGATCTCAGCGATGAGGCGCAGGCGACTGCCGGGTCCGGGCGGCGGTGGAGGTGGTGGGGCTACCGGCTGAATCGGCTCGCCTCCAAAGTACCTGCGCAGCGTCGCGTAGCTCGGATCGCCCCTCCACGTCAGCGGCCACACCAGTAGTATCGACGGGTTCATGATGCCGCCGCGCGTGTGCTCCAGCCCGACGCCGTGCCCGGTCTCGTGACACTCCAGGTTAGCCCACAGCGGCATCTCCGGCCGGAAGTTAGTGTCCAGTCTGCCGTTGATCTGCTGGTTGCAAGTATTTGGCTGCGGGAACTCGTTCCAGCCGATGACCGAGCCAGACAATGGCTCGAAGCGCTTAACGATCTCGGCCTCGCCACCGTCCAGCCCATAACGTACCGATAGGCCGATGTCAGCGTAGGCTGCTGAACACGCAGCCAATGCCTCGTCTAAGTAGTTTCTGACTACCGACGGGCAGTCAGAAGTATCTATGACTACCCTGATCGAGTGGGTGGTAGTAAACTGCGGATCGCACCCCCGAGCAGGCCAGGATCCTGTACCAGAGCTGGCTTCCCCTGCTCGACGTTGTGCCTCCGCCCATTGCTGCATGGACTCTACAGCCGACTGCATGCGCGGGTCGTCGTAGTAGAACCGAGCACCAGGTGGCGGCGCGTGGTCGGGCATGGAGCACCGCGGGACATCAGCTAATTGTCGCGTCGCCGGACCTACGTCGCCGTCTGCTATGGGTGCCCGCCGATGGTGCGCCATGCTCAACGGCATCAGATTGGCGTCGAACGCCTGAAAGCTGGCTACTGCCTCCTTGACCGACTTGTCCGCGAGAGTCAACTTCGGCAGGTCTGCCTGGAAAACAGATGACGCTTCCGCTCTGGCGGGATCCCAGAAGTGGCCATGCCTCCAGAGGAATTGGATGAGTTCTTGGTCGGTCATTTCCTACCACCATACTGCCTCAACAGCTTTAGCGTCTCGGCCTCTGTGGACGGCAACGGTACGATCTCCGCGCTGTTATCCAGCGATATGACTACGACGGGCAGCGTCTTGAGTCGCGGTTTGGCTGCTGCCCACAGCGCCCGCCAGTCCTCGCCTTCGCCGTCTGTACTGACCTGCCTGTCCCAGCGCTTCCATGCCGGACGGCCCTTAGAGTCCTTGGTCGTCGCCATGTCTAGGTACGCTGCGATGGCTTTGCCGTTGATGACGGCTAGTTGTTCGCGCGTGGTATTGGCGTCGTATACGAATACCACCCGGAACCCACTGCTGGGTATGACGGGCGGCTGCGGCTCCTCGCCCAACAGTCTCTCGAATGTGCGCGCCAGCTCGCTGAATGCTGTTCTCAAACCGACCCGCAGTTCAGGCGTCAGACGCATGTCGGATTTCATCGGGACGACCTGCTCCAGTCGCGCTATTATCGCCGGCAACGTCTTCGGCATGTCGCCGGGTGTGACGGCGCGACTCAGTATCAGGTTAAGTGCCTTGTAGAAGAACTCCGTAGTCGTAGCCAGGTCGATGAACGGCGCCGACGTTCCAAAACCCTGGGCAAGGTTAACCAGCTCGGCGCGCTTCATTTTGCCGGCCGCGACGTCCGCGTCGTACGCGGCTTTGAGCACTGCGTACAGGTCACCGGGCCGCGGGTCTGGATCCGTTGGTTTCGTCGGACCGGTAAACGTCACCAGCCAGTCAGTCTGTACGAAGCCCTTGGCACCATGCTCGACGCACGACACGAAGTAGACGACTGACGTCGCCGGCGCGTCCGGTCCGGCCGAGCCGATTATTAGGGCCTTGCCGGCCTTGTCCTGATAGACTTGCGCCTCAGGCAGCTGGCGCCGGTCCCACACCCAGGCCACCTCGCCGGCTGCCCCTGATCGCAGCACCGCCAATTGCCCCGCTTTGACCTTTACGGTCACGGGCGGCGGTGCCTCTTGGGCCGGAAGGCTCCGGCAGAAGACCGCCACGAACACTGAGAACAGGGCGAGCCGTTTTATCGTAAGAATCATAGGCTCACACTACCGACATTACCCGAACGAACACTGACGGGCGGGGTGAAGACCGGGGAGGTCCCGGAGGCGTTCACGTCGTCCTCCGGGAGATCCGACCTTTCACCAGCCCGGAGGCCAGGCTGGTTAGCGTCACCAGAACCGGGATGAGCGAACCGTCCCGGTGCAGACCGTGACCTACTACCGCCACGTCCGGACCGCGTACCCCGCCGCGCTCCTTCGCCATCCGCAGCGCCTCGCGGTGTCGCGCCTCGTAATCTGGCGCAATAATCGTACTTACGTTACTGCCGATTAGCTCCTCCGGGCACCAGCCGAACAGGGTAAATACTTCGTCCGATGTCCCGGTAATAACTCCGTCTAGGGTGGCGGTGATTATCGCCGGCCGTGACGAACGGTCGGCAGCCGCCGTCAGTCTCGTCACCTCTAACGTCAGTCCCTTGACTTGGGCCAAGATCTCCACGGCGTGGAGGCGGTGCTGTTGAAGTTCCTCGGCCATCTTCTTCAATTTCGCCCGGCACAGTTTCTCCGCTTCGTCGGCCTCGTCAATTCTGGCATTGAGCCGTTCCAGCTCGGAGTCATGGTCGGCCTTGAGCCGTTCCACCTTGGCACCGGCGGCCGCCAACCGGTCTTTTAGGTCGTCCACGCTGCCGGCCGACGCCTTGTACTTGAGCGCGAAGTAGCCCAGCACTGCGGAAGCCAGCGGGACGATGACGCCAATCAACGTCGCCAACACCCCCCAACCGCCGTTCGGCATCATCCCCCCAGTTTCTTCTCCCCGCCGCTCCAGCCGCAGCCGTACCAGATCCGACACACGTGTAGTTCCATGATCGCGCACGTGTGGAGTACGCACAGGAAGACCGCCGGGCACTGGTCGGCGGCGATGAAGGCGCGGGGTCGTACCGTGCCGTCGGCGAAGGACGACTGGGTGATGGCCTGAACGGCCCCCAACGCAGACAACACCAGTACGAATTGTTGCGGCAGGATGACCGCCAGCGAGCCGAACGCCCCCAGCGGT